GTTGAGTCGCCGCCGTGCGGGTTTGTGACTGTCATCCCTGACAGCCCCAAATCCGCATGAGACTCAACCAGCAGACTTTCTAATCAGAGAGTAGACGATGCAACGTGAAGCGAAAGCGAGACACCTTGAGATGCTTCATCAGTCTCAAGCCCTGTCGTCAAAAGCGATGCTGCGCGACGTGGTGAATGCGCGAACGCTGCGACTGAACGACCGTTGCACTCCCTGCGAGATGACCGTTACCGATTTTCGAGAGGGTGTAAACCCATGAATTCCGTTTTTGTCTTGAGCAACACGAAGAAGCCCTTGATGCCCTGCCGACCAGCGCGGGCGCGCAAGTTGTTGACGGCGGGCAAAGCCGCCGTCTATCGGTTGCATCCGTTCACCATCATTCTGAAAGACCGGGCCGATGGCGACATACAGCCGGTTGAAGTCAAAATTGATCCGGGCAGCAAAACGACCGGCATCGCCCTGGTCGGCCACTTCGAGCAGCAGGGCGCGGTGGTACTGTTCGGCTCGAACTTGAATCATCGCGGACAGGCGATCAAGAACAGCCTTGAATCTCGCCGCTCATTACGCCGAGGACGGCGCGGGCGCAAGACTCGCTATCGGCCAGCCCGGTTTTTGAACCGCACGCGCACTACCGGCTGGCTACCGCCGTCCATTGAATCGCGGGTGGTCAATACCGAGTCCGTCATTCGCAAGTTGGCGGCGCGTTGCCCCATCACCGAGGCGACGGTTGAACTGGTCAAGTTCGACATGCAGGCGATGGTCAACCCGGAAGTCAGCGGAACCGAGTATCAGCAGGGCGAATTGGCCGGCTACGAAGTTCGGGAATATCTGCTCGAAAAATGGCATCGCACCTGTGCCTATTGTGGTAAGAAGGACGTGCCGTTGCAGGTCGAGCATATCCAGCCCAAAGCGGCGGGTGGGAGCAACCGGATATCCAATCTGGCTCTGGCTTGTCACCCCTGCAATCAGCGCAAGAGCAGTCGCCCGATTGATGAATTTCTCAAAGACAAGCCGGAGATACTCCGCAAGATCAAGGCGCAAGCCAAAGCGCCGCTGAAAGACGCGGCGGCGGTGAATGCCAGCCGATGGGCATTGGTCAATCGCCTGAAAGCGTGGCTACCCGTCACCACCGGAAGCGGCGGGCGCACCAAGTTCAACCGGACTCGGCAAGGCTACGCAAAAGACCACTGGATTGACGCCGTATGCGTGGCGGAATCGGGCGAGATGGTTTCGATTCGAGACGGCATGAAGCCGCTGGTTATCACCGCCAAGGGGCGCGGAACGCATCAAGTAGTGCGCACCGACCGGTTCGGATTTCCACGCGGTAATGCCGGGCGCATCAAACGAGTCCATGGGTTTTCAACCGGGGACATCGTGAAACTCCACATGCCGAAAGGCAAATATGCCGGAAGTTATGTTGCCCGGCTCACCGGAATTCGCGCCACGGGAACGCTGGACATCAAAACCGCAGCGGGAACCGTAGGGGCCAGCTACAAACACTTCACCCTGATTCAGCGCAACGATGGATTCGACTATGCAACAGCGTAACGAAAAAGACGGCGGCGACGGCTTTTTAAGAACGGCGGGACGGGCCGCTCCGGGTGGACGCGCATCGCCGGATGGCTGGCGCGTCCCGTGCCCTACGCAATCCCTTCTTCGACCCGCCGGGTCGTTCGTCATCCATGACTCACTTCGCGGATTCCAAGGAACCGGATGTTCGGTATTAAGAGCGTCAAGGACCTGGACGGTGATCCAGAACGCTCGCTGCTCTATGCACTGGCGAATGTGCGCGCCGCCAAGGCGATTCGCAATGGCGTGGCGGGCCTGATGCTGCGCGCCGAAATCCGCCAAGCCACCTATGCCGAATTCGAGAAGGCGAAAACGCTATGAACGATTTGATTCAGCTTCCCACCGTCGAACAAATCAACCTTGAACACCGGCTGGCGAATAGCAAGGCCAGCGAAGCCGTTCAACACGCCACGAATTGCGGGCTGATGTTGTTGCAGGTCAAGGCTAGCCTGAATCATGGCGAGTGGTTGCCGTGGTTGAAACAGCAGCAGGAATCAGGGGCGATTGGGTTTTCACAACCAACAGCCAGCAAATACATGAAACTCGCGGCAAATTATAACCGCGATTTTAATTTGACTGTCGCCCCCTCTATCCGCGCCGCCCTCGAACTGCTGTCCGATAAGGAGCCAGAAGCCGAGCAAGGCACGCTGCTTGACGTGGAGGCGGAACGACAGGCACGCGAAGCGGCGGAAGCCAAGGCGGAAGCCGAGCGCCAGGCCCGCGAGTTTGCCGAGCAACAGCTTGGCGTCGAGACTCAACGCGCCGGCGAATGGAAAGAGGAATCCAACGAACAGCGCAAGAAGGTGCGGGAACTCGAAGAGAAAATCGACCTGCTCACGATCCGCGACCGCATGATGCAAGATCGGCTTGAGCAGGCCACTCAGGAAATCAACCATCTTGCGACCGTCGTCCCCGAACCGGAAAAGGTCATCGTGGTCCCGGATGACTACGAGCACCTCAAGCAAACCGAGCGGGATTTACGCAGTGATCTGGCGGAACTGAAGCAACAGCAGCGCGAATTGGTTCAGCAACAAGTCGTCGCCAAGCTGAAAGAGCGTGAATCAGAACTGGCTGAAATAGACCGCAAGGTGCGGCAATCCGAAACGCTGTTGTCTGGATTGCAAACCCAGATTGATCGCTACTCCATGCAACAGCGGGAATTGAAGGTGCATTTGGACACCATTGAAAACGCCCGTGTGTCCATGGCGTTGCTGGCAGCCAATCTGGAAGGATTCGGCGAGGTTATTGACCGCGACCACGAACTCCGGCAATGGCACGCGCTGGCCGATATGTTGCGGCAGGGCGCGGCGGCGATTGAGCATTTCGTCGGCGATACCAAGCCCGCCCTTTCGGTGATTCGCGGGGAAGCCGCATGACCACCTGGCGCTATTTCCGCGTTCGCCCTGGCGCCGCGCATCTGTGGGCGCCGATCTCGGGGCGGCTGTGGCAGACCGCCTGCGGGCGGTTGTTCGCGCGGGATTTAAACGAAACGACCGTACCGCTGACCGTGGACAACCTGAAGATTCGCAAATGCCGGGTGTGTGTCCAACAAGAGCAACGCCGAAAGGAGGCGCGATGACTGCCTGTTTCCTGTGCTGTCACTACCGCCGCGCCCAGAAGGGGCCGAGCTTCTGGGAAGTGGATTGCGCGTTATCTCAATCCTGTTTCCCACACGCCCTGGACTGCGCGTTCTACCAGCCGCCGCCGCTGCCGGAAACGAACGCGGAAACCGGGCTGGGCTACGTCTGGGATGGCGAGTTTGAGGGTGAGGCATGATCAAGCTCTACACGATGGAAGTGATCGGCGTGGACAGCGACGACGACGACCGCACGCTGTTCACGCTGCGCGCGTTTGACCGCGGCATGGCCAAATTGACGATGGATGCCTTGGTGGCGCTTAGCGACATCGGGCCGCTGTGCGAATGTATTCAACAGGCCATGGACCGGCTGGAACTGGAGACTGAGTAATGGCGGGTAAACCGGGCGCGGTGAAAACTCCCTGGCAGGACTGGGAGATGGAGGCGCTCAAAGCGGCGTGGCCCAAGGGCGGTCTGGCCGCCGCGCAGGCGGCTTTGCCGCAGCGTAGTAAAAACTCGATCAAGGGGAAAGCCGGGGCGCTGCGGTTGCGGATTGCCGGTCGGATGCCGCATCGCCGGCAGGAATCCTCCGAGTGGATTGACGCGGCGATCAAACGCGCCTACCGCCAGCCCAAGCCGGAATTGAAACGGCTGGCGCGGGAAGTAGACCGCGAGGTCAGTTGGTTGAAATGGCGGGCGGGGATGCTGGGCGTGCGACGGGTGGCAGAACAGCCCTGGCGCCGCTGGACGGACGCTGAAATTGACCTTTTGCGCGACGGCATCGAACGGGGCTACGCGCTCAGCACGCTGCATCGGCGGTTGCATCAGGCCGGTTTTCAGCGGTCGCTATCCGCGGTCGCGGATCGGGTAGGGGAATTGCAACTCGGCTGGAATCGCCCCTGGTACAGCGCCAGCGAGGTCGGAAAAATGCTGGGCATCGCGAGTAAATCGGTGGCGCAGTGGATTGAGAAAGGCTGGCTAAAGGCAGATCGCGGAGTCGGGATTGCCAGCGAAGCGTGCGCGGATGACCTGGAAACACGGCGGTTGCAGTACCAGATTACGATGCCAGCGGTGCGGAAGTTCCTCGTTCAGCATCCGCGCGTCTGGGATCACCGCCGCGTCCGTATCGAGGTGCTGCTGGATCTGCTGGTCGGCGGGGAGCACGGGTTGAGTTCCGGCGTGTTCGGGGAAGCGGGCCATGGTTGAAAAGCGCGCGGTATCGGGGTATGCTTTAACCGTTGTCGCAGCAGCGGCAACCCGGCGTGGAAACCGGTCGAACTGCAAGGCGCGCAGCGCCTTGAATCGGCGCTTTTTTTATGGCCGATTCTCCCTCAATGGCGGATGGCGCGGGGTAGCCGTAAGGCTGGCCGGTGTCCTTGCAGACCGGCTTTTCCACAGCCCCGTACCGTCCGCCACCCTCGTCGTGGAAAACGAAGTGGCGGACTCCAATTTTGCAAGGAGTCTGTCATGTTAATCGCTGATGTTAATCGGCTTGGCTATATTGGTCGCAAGCCTGGCGCCACTCTTCCCGACCGCGATGCGGATTCGTGGTATACCCCCATTTCTTATGTCGAAGCCGCCCGCGCTGTGATGGACGGCATTGATCTCGATCCTTTCTCTTCCGAAAAAGCTAATGAGACCATCCGCGCTACCCGAATTTTGACTGAAGATCGGTCAGCATTCGTTAATGCGTGGCGCAAGGATAAGCGCAAATACCCCAACGGCGTTCGGGTCTGGATGAACCCCCCTTATTCTTCTGGATTGATTACCCGCGCAATTGAGACGTTTCTTGAGAATTTGAGCGCCGGGCATATTGAACAGGCGGTTATTTTAGTCAATAACGCTACTGACACTCAATGGTTCCGCGCTTTACGCGAACGCAGCACCGCCGTCTGTTTTACCCACCATCGCATCTCATTTGAAGCCACCGATGGCAAGCGAGTCAGCGGAAACACTCGCGGACAGACCTTTTTCTATTTTGGATCGGAATCCCGCGCTGAAGCGTTTGTCGTCGAGTTTTCCCGGTTTGGCTGGTGCATCAGCAAAACAATGGGGTGGCGGACATGAACGCTTTGGCGAAATTGATTCAGTAGCAAGGCCGCCAGGCCAATCAAAACGGCAGGGCGTTTGAGGAGCAAATTATTCAGCGCCTAAAATCAAAAGGATATATTCAGGTCGCCGCGATTCCTGAAGAACGCGATCAGCCGTTTTTTATTTACCAGCATCGCGGCGATTTCTTGAGTATCTACGGGTTGCCGATGCGGGTTGATTTCTATGTTTGGAACTCGGTCAAGTATCCTGACGGCCTCATCATTGAATGCAAATACCAAGAAACGTCCGGGTCTGCTGATGAGAAATTCCCCTATACTATCGCCTGTCTGCGAAAAATTGGGCTTCCAGCAATTCTTTTGCTGATCGGGAAAGGCGCAAAACGCTGTTCAGTGGAGTGGTGTTTGCAACAACAAGACGCTCTTCTAACGGTTTTTGCTGATTTTGAATCCTTTTTCCGTGCCGCAAATCGGGAGTTGCTGTAATGATTTCAGAAAAAATTTCTCTTTCCAAAATTATTGTTGAAAGTCGCAAGCGCCCGATTGATTTTGTGGTGGTGGCTGACCTGCAAAAATCCATCGAGCAACAAGGGTTGCTGCAAAACATCGGCGTCAAACAAACGAAAGCCGGATATCGGCTCGTGTTTGGAGCACACCGTTTAGAAGCGGTCAAGGCGCTGGGTTGGCCTGAAATTCAGGCGCGCATTTTCCCGGAAGATACCAGTGACGATGAATGCCTGCTGGCTGAACTTCAAGAAAACCGCATCCGCAACGATCTGACCGGCGCGGAACGGAAAGCGTTCGCGGCGGAAGTGGGGCGGTTGATTGCCAAGTTATCAGAAAATTGCCAAACAGATGTTTTTGCCAATGGCAAGAATGAAATTAATGGCAATTGGGTTGATGATTTGGCAAAAACCAGTAATACGCCAGCTAAAACCATTTACAACTGGTGGTCGGCCTTTTGCAAAGAAACCGGGCTATCCATCACGCCGAAACAAGCCGGTGACGAAAACCGAAACGCTTTTTTCGCTTGGCTGGATGCCCAAAAACAAGCAGAAGAATCCGAAAAAGCGCGCAAGCTGGCCGAGGCGGCAGCCGACAAACAACGCAAGGAACAGGAAGCAAAATCTCGTCGCATGGAAGCGGAAAAACGAGATTTTATGGAGTATCTGAACGCGACTGCTCAAGAATGGGGAGCAGATGCGGTCAAGGAATGGATCAAGGAATGGTTGTCATGAACCTTTTCCTCATCACAAACGATTCGGCAGGCTCCACAGCTAGGAGTCTGTCGTGACCGTCGTTTCTCTTTTTTTATCGCGCTGCGCGGTTTCTGGCGGCGACCCGTCTGTATCCCAGCGAGGGCGTGCCGCATGAGCGCCGACTTTCCAGCCATTGCGCGGGCTGCGCTCCAGGCTTGTCCAGGGCTGCTGCTGGCCTGGTTGCCGGGCGGGCGGCTGCACGGGGCCGAGTATGACGTACTCAATCCGACTCGCGCCGACCGGACCCCCGGTAATTTCCGCATCAATATCCTGACCGGCAAGTGGGCGGATTTCGCTACCGGCGACGCCGGCGGCGATTTGATTAGCTTGTGGGCGTATGTGCAGAACCTCAGCCAAGGCGAAGCCGCCGGCGACATTGAGCGCCAACTGGGCCTGAACGGTTTTGCCGGCGCGGGCGTGGACCCGGCCATCGCGCCGTTCCTGGCTAAGGCGCGCGACCGAATCCACGTAACGCCGGATGAGGTCTGCGTGATGCCGATACCAGAAGACGCGCCGCCGCCCCCGCTGCACGCGGGGCAACCTGTCTGGAGCTATCTGGATCAGCAGGGCCGGCTGCTGGGCTATGTGCGGCGCGTGGATCAGCCGGGCGGCAAAAAGGATTTTTACCCGTTGACCTACTGGCAGGTTTCGGGCTGGCAAAACAAAACCTGGCCTAAACCGCGCCCGCTGTACAACCAGCCCGCCTTAACCCAGCGCCCAGCGGCGCCGGTCCTGGTGGTCGAAGGTGAAAAAACCGCCGTCGCGGCACAACGGCTGTTCGCTGATTTTGTGGTCATCACGTGGCCGGGCGGGGCGGGCAGCGCCGATCATGCCGACTGGATGCCACTGACCGGGCGCAGCGTGTGGCTGTTGCCGGATGCGGATGCGCCGGGCCTCAAGGCGATGACCAAGGTGGCCCAGGCGCTGATGGCACGGGCGGCAGAGCTTCAGTGTGCGGTGTTGCCCGCGACGTTGCCGACGGGCTGGGATGTGGCCGACTGGACCGAGGCGGAGGGCGATGCGGAAACGTGGCTGGGCGGGTTAACCTGGGAGACGCTCAAAGCACTGGATCCCCATGACCGCTTTGCCGATGAACTTCAGCGCGCCAACGGACAGAGACCGAACTATCAGGTGGATGAAACCGGCGAAGCGCCGCTTGCACCGTTGCTGGTGCCCCTGTTCGCGCAGTTGGAACAAGAGATTTTGTCCAGAGTGCCGATGCGCTGCCCTCTGGCCGCTCAGGTGGCCGCTAAAGCGGTCATGGCGCACCTGACGGGCCGGCAGGTCGTTAGCCAGTCGGGCGATCCCACCGGGCTGTATCTGGCGCTGGCGGCGTCTAGTACGGGCGAAATCAGACCGTACCTGACCGTGGTGCGCGAACTCATGGAGCAGTTGGGGCTGGAGAAAACAGTGCGCCAGCAACGGCTTTCCAGCCCGCAACAGGTGTATAAATTGCTGTGGCGCCAGCCCAGCCTGCTCTATCTGTGCAGCGAGTGGGGCGTAATTCTGCAATTCGCCAAACGCCAGCCGGCGGGCGCTATCGAGCAAGTGCTTACAGTGATGAGCGAAGTTTGGGACGGCACACCGATCACGATGGACGTGGACGACATCAAATTACAGGACCCCGGCATCGACGGTCAGTACCTCATTCGGGCGCCTCACCTCACGATGCTGGCGGCCCTGTCCCACGACCAGTTAGCGACCGCGCTTAAACTTTCGGAAGTAGGCCGTGGGGCGCTGGAGCAGATTCAGTACTGGATTCTGAATAATGACGAATTCACCGAAGCGCCCGCAGAGCAGATCATCACCGGTCCATTCCCGGCGGCGCTGATCGCAGGACTACGGGCACTGGCGACGGCGGTCATGGGATCCGGCAATCTGGCCGGAGTAAATTTGCCCAGCCAATTACCGACCCAAATTAGAGCGACCTTCCCCCAAGCTATTGAGCCGTTCTATGCGGCGCTGGAGGCAATCCCCATCCAGCGTTCGGCGCGAACGCTGCGCTCGACCGCGCGGCTGATTGCGCGGCGCGAGGCGACGGCGCTGGCGTTTTGCCTCAATCAGGCAGCGCCCGCCATTACCCCAACAGTGATTCAGGCCGGCGTAGACAGCGAAGTGCGGCGGCTGAATCGGTTGCTGGCGCGATTCGCGGCGCTGTCCAGCGAGGATGGCAAGTTGTCGGCGTATGAGCGGGTGTTGGATTTCATCACAACGGAAAAAGGCAAGGGCGCGGGGACCCGGTCGTTGCAGCAGTATTGCCGGCCCTATCGCAACTTGCCGGACGACAAACGTGAGGCCCTGATCAAGCAGTTGCTGGCCGACGACGCGGTGGTCGAGATTCAGCCCACCTCCAAGCCCGGCGCCCGGCGCAAGGCCGTGGTCTATGTGGCCCGGCAGTTTGTGAAGGAGATGGCGTGACTCCCCTTGCGCGCCAGAATCCACGGGCGTATTCTGGTCTGGCCTTGGCGACTGCCGGGGCCGGGCGTAGAAAACCCGTTGAATCTACTTGGCGCATCAGCGCCATCGTACCGGCGCTTTTTTTACGTCGGTACACTTTACGATGGCGAACGATGCGGGGCAACCTTCGGGTTGGCCGGTGTCCAAGTAGACCGGCATTTCCTACCCCCGTATCGTTCGCCGCCATCCCCGTAGGAAGGGAAGCGACGAACTCCAAAAATTTTTACCTACTTGGAGTTTGTCATCATGTCTAGCAGTCTCATTCCGTTCTCGTTTGATTCCCACGAAGTTCGCGCCTTCAACATCGAGGGCAATCCGTGGTTCGTCGGCAAGGATGTTGCCGAAGTCCTCGGTTATCAAGACTCGCTTCGCGCTCTTAAACAGCATTGCAAGGGGGCGGCGAAATACCACCCCCTTCAGACGCCCGGCGGCGTTCAAGAAGTCCGCGTCATCAACGAACCGGACGCCTATCGGCTGATCACGGGCAGCACCCTCCCGGAAGCCGCGCGGTTTGAAACCTGGCTGTTTGAAGAAGTCCTCCCCTCGATCCGCAAAACCGGCGGCTACAGCCTGCCCGGCACCCCCTCCCAGCCGCTCGATGTTGCCGTTCTCGCACAGCAACTTGCTGATTTGCTTAAAGGAAAGGTGGTCGTGGATTACGACACCCTGGAGAACCTGACTCGCCTGCACTGGACGGTGCAGAAGCTGGCAGAGCCGCTGATTCCCCTGGCGCTGAAGCTGGAACAGCAGTGCGGCAAGCCATTGATTCAAGACCTAATAAACGACCTTACGGTGCTTGAGGCGCTGGAAAAACAGCCGCCGATACCCCGCCAACCGATTCAGCATGGACGTTACCGGCGCGGACCCCTAGAAGAATCGTTACTGGACTTTATCATCACTCAAAAACAAAACGGAGCCGGTCACCGCACGTTACAACAATTTTGTAAGCCCTATCGCAACGCTACCGATCAAGAGCGCGAAGCAGTCTTAAATCTTTTGTTGGATCAAGGTGTTATCTCTCAAGTGCAGCCCCCCTCCAAGCCCGGCGCCCGGCGCAAGGCCGTGGTCTATGTGGCCCGGCAGTTTGTGAAGGAGATGGCGTGATGGTCGCTCAAACTGTAGCTCAATCGTTGTCGTTTGTTGACGCGCCCTGTCTACACTTTCAGGCCGCTTGCCAACAGGCGATTCCCGGAAGTGTTGACGCGCAGACACGACTGATCGCGCTCTGGATGAGAGCTTTCTATATAAGAGAAATACTATCAATAGTGTCTACGCTTCTACACTTCTCGGTTTTGCCAGTCAGCCAGCGGCGTTTCATGTTGGTAGACAGTGTTGGCAGCCGCAACACTTCTCAGGGGGTCCGGTATGGCGACTGAGACGCTGACACTGACCCCGGCCCAGGCGCTGGCCTATAACCAGTTGCTGCCGTTTCTGAAAGGGTCCCACGAAGCGCGTCTGGCCGTGCTGGAAGGGTACGCGGGCACCGGCAAAACCTTTCTGGTGGCCCGGCTGCTGCGCGATTTGATGGACCTGAAAATTGCCGTGGCGGCGCCCACCAACAAAGCTGTTCGGGTATTGCGGGACAAATTGGTTGAAGCGGGCGTCGCGGTACTGGAGACCGGCGATCCTGAAAGCGGTGTCCGGTTATCGCGCGCCCGCATCGGTTGCGTGTGCCGGTCCATCCATTCGCTGCTGGGGCTGAAGCTCAGGGAGTTGGAGAACGGCCAGCAGGAAACCACCAGCGACCGGGAATCCACGTTACGGGACTATGACGTGGTGGTGGTAGATGAATGCTCCATGCTCAACCGGTTTCTGTTTGAAAAGATCGTGATGGAGCGCGGCGCGGCTCAGGTGCTCTTTGTCGGTGATCCGGCGCAGTTACCGCCAGTTAGAGAAGAAACGTTAAGCCCGGTTTTTGCGAAGGTCAGTTTTGTGGTGCGTCTAGCAGAGGTGGTGCGCCAGGCCGCCGAGAATCCAATCATCCAATTGTCGATGCGGTTACGGCAGTTGATTGAGGTCGGCGTCAAAGCATCGGCATTGACGCTGCTGGACGCATTACCGCCCTTGGCGTCCGGGCCAAAAGCGGCACTGGTGCGGGAGCCGGCCTCAACGGTTGTGGCTTGGTGGTTGTCGCAGCGGGAGGAGGTCCCAGACAGCGATGTGCGGATCATCGCGTACACCAATGATCGGGTGCAGTGGTACAACCAGCAGATTCATCAGACATTGCATCCGCACGCGCCGACCCGCTTTGTGGTCGGCCAGCAAGTGATCGTGCATAAACAATGCGAGGCGCAGCGCCGGGTAGGGGGAGGTATGACTGAGCCAGACCGGCTGATCACCTCAGAAGAACTGCGCGTGATGGAAGTGGCGCCCCGGTCCCATCCGTTTTTCCCTCAGATTGCGGCGGAATGGCTGGTGCTGCGCGGCGAAACCAGCCAGCACTATGAGGTTTTTGCCGTTCAGGATGAGACCGATTGGCAGCGACGGATTTCCCGGTATTTTGAGGAATTTCGCGCATTGAAAGCGCAATCGGAGCGCGCCGCCGATTCCAAGGAACGCTTCGCTCTCAAAGAGGCAGCACATGAGGCGTCTAATCAGGGCTGGGCATTGGCGCGGGCGTTCGCCCCGTTGCGCCACGCCTACGCCATTACTTGCCACAAGTCTCAGGGGTCCACGTTCGATTGCGCTTTGGTGGATTTCACCGATTTAGCGCGGATGCGCGATCCGTTTGAATTTAACCGGGCGCTGTATGTGGCCATTACCCGGTCCCGCGAATTTTTAGCCCTTGTCGTGACATAAGGCATGTCCTCTGCCAGTCCCCCGGAGGCCCGCATGACCCCTGAAGCGCGAACAACCCTGCTGGGCCTGATTAGCGAGTATGGCCACAGCCTGACCCGCATCCAGGCCGTAGACGCCGCGATCCGTGCCCACTATCTCCGCTTGCCCGGCAAGACCGTAGAGGGCTGGGCCGATGTCCTCGCAGACCCGCGCCGGTACAACTACGTGTGGAGGCACATGCTCAAGCACGCCTGCGGGCAGGACCTGGACCTGCAACCGTTTCCACCGCCCAGCCACCTGCAACACCTGCTTCCTGGAGAACGCGCATGAATGAAACCTATACCGCTGCCAACATCCAGGTCTTGGATGCCGGGCAGATCGCGCATCGTTGGTTTTGGGCTGAGGCGGGCTTGTTGGCGACGCAATACCGCCGCCCGGAAGAATGGATTCGACGTGGGCTGCTGGCCTGCGAAGCGGTCGGCGTGCCCCACGAATATTTCGTGGATCGCTACCTGCGAAAACAGCCGATTCCTCTGCATCCCGGCGTTGACGCCGCCATGCGCGCGCTGATGGAGCGTACAAAGGCCACAGGAAGGCCCCTAGAATGCGCTAGGAGCGATTTTGCGGACAAAACTATAGCAACGCCGCACCCAGCCGCTGGCGTCGCCTTGCAGGCGCTCCCCTGCGGTTCTAGCGGCATTGACTGATTGGAGACCCCGCATGACCCCCGAAATCCGCAAAACGCTCCTGGGCCTGATCAGTGAGTACGGCCACAGCCTGACCCGCATCCAGGGCGAGAAAACGGATGGATTCCCTGATGCCGCGTAAAGCCGTCCAGGAAGTTCTACAAGGCACGCTGCCCGATGCAGGGCTACCCAAGGCGCTCCCCGCGCCGAAAACGCCGCAGAAGCCGTTTAAGCTGGCGTCCCGGCGCCCGAAAGAATCCGAAGTGCAGACGCAGATCGTGGACTACCTGCGGGCGCAACAAGCCCGTGGGCGCATCGTCTGGTTTGCCCGTTGCAACGGCGGTTCCGTGCTGTCCATGCACAAAGGGCGGCGCAGCTTCACCCGGTTCTATGCGCTGTATCTGCGCGGCGCCGAGCCGGCGCACAAAGGCATGGCCGACCTGCACGGAATGCGGCCCGATGGGCGGTATTTCGCGTTGGAGGTCAAACGGCCCGGCGAAAAAGCGACCCCGGAACAGCAGGCGTTTCTGGCGGCGGTTCAGGCCGGCGGGGGGATTGCGGCGGTGGTGCGCGGGTTTGAGGACGTGGATCGGGTGTTGTTTCATTTGTCGGGGAGCGCCGCATGAAAGCGACTTTGCCGGAAACCGAGCGCGGCGCAAATGGGTTTGGGAGCACAGGCCGATGAGCGAAGTACATCCGCAGTATGTCCGCTGCGCCAGCGACACCCGCGCGTTTCTGGACTGCGAGGTATCGCAGATCGGCGGGCTGATTCGCGTGCTGGGGTATGTCCCAATGGATTTCACACCCGAAGACGCGAAACTTTTGGCCTATGCCATCCTGGATTTGTTGGATAATCCCTATCTGGAAGTCCCGCAGTTGGAGGCCAACCCGGAAGGAGCAAACAGCAGCGGCGATGCTATTGTGGATGAGACCATCCAGATGCTCCTGGCCCGTTCGAAACTCGGCCAGGCAAAATACGGCACGACGCTGATGCGCAATGACCTGTCGTTGCTGGACTGGATGCGCCATGCGATTGAAGAGAGTTTAGACCGCACGCTGTACCTGCTGCGGGCACTGAAAGACCTGGAAAAACTGTACGATGATGGCCGCTGATCGGCTGTCACAAATCTTGCCACGGATGGTAAAAAAGCCCGTCAATTACCCCGCCCTAAAGGATGGGGCTTGTGGCTGCACTCGGACGATCCTTCGTCGTCATCGTGCGCCACGATAGGCTAATTGACATTAGCCCTTGCAGCGATATTGATCGCCGCGTTTTTATCCGCGTTTGCAACATGTCAGTCGATATGTTAAAAATACATCTTAATTTTATACGATCTGATAGGATATTTTAATGAGTGATTTTGGATTTGTCTATGTAATAAAAGGAATGCAGAAAGAAAATATCTTTTTTAAGATAGGGTCAACTATGAAAATAAATAGGGTTTTAGATTTAGATAACTATTTAATTTCTATACTGCATCCATTTGAAATAGATATTAAATTATCGCATGAAGTAATTATTCCATGCTATCGCCCTGAAATTCTTGAATATAAAATCCACGATAAATTTTCAACCAAAAGAGTAATCGGAGAATGGTTTGCACTTGATAATGAAGACATAAACAGTCTTCGTGATGTATCTTTATTAAAAGATATAGGTGCAAATCTTTGGGGAATTGATAAAAACCTGGATATAAACACTATAAATGAAGTTAAACAACAAAGAAGAAATAAACGGCTAGGTGAACGAGATGTAGATATTTTAATTGATCTTATAAATTGCAATGAATCTGTTGTTAAAGCTCATAAAGATAATCCAAGTCAAGCGGAACTGAACACGGCTGACCGCCCTTTGGGCGGTTCGTTCTACCTCCCCGGTCTTCAGGCCTGGGTCTCTCGCAGAGAATTCCGATGAGCCTTTTTGAACCCCTCTGGCAACCCGCCGCCACCACGGCGGCGTCTATCCCCAACACCCCGGCTGGTTCGATTACTGCCACTACGGTTCAGGGCGCAATCAACGAACTCGATGCTGAGAAGCTGGCGATTGCCACGACTGCCTCGCAAGCGGAAATGGAAGCCGGCACGGAAACGGCGGTTCGGGCGCTGTCCCCGGTGCGCATTGCCCAAGCGATTGCCGCCCTCGCCCCGGATAACTACGCGAAATATCTGGTTGCCCTCAATTTTGGAGCTGAACTGTAATGGCCTCGAATCCTACGTATCCCGCTACCTCCTTGCGTTCTTTGGTGGCGAAGCGACTGGCCGATTCTGATTCGACGAATATCGTGGATGTCCTTGACAACAGCGGCGGCAGTGTGGCGCTGAAGGTCGAGGCGCTGATTATCACGACCGATAACTCCGCGGATCGGGTGGCAAAGATTTATCTGCATGACGGCTCAGTCAGCCAGTTGCACGGTTCGGTCGCCGTACCCGATCTGTCCGGTACTAACGGTGCCACAGACGCCCGCATCAACGTGTTGAGTACGCTCGGCGTGGCTGGGAGTGATGGCGTGCTGTGCATCTGGGTTCCGGCAGGTGCGAAGTTGCAAATCAGTCTGGATGCGGCGCTGGCGGGCGGGAAATACCTGTACGTCACCGGTCGCGCGATTCCCTACACCTGAGACGGCTCATGTACCCCGCCAGCTATTCCCCCCGTTCCCGCGCTGTTGAAATTGATGACGCGGGACTTCGCACCCGTGCCCCGCTCAGTCCGGCCACCTGGAATCTCGCAGTGCAAATCACCGCGCCGGGTCAGACCTATACCGTGGACATCAACGCGGGCACGGCTCCAGAGTTTCGCATTGATTGGGGGGATGGTGTGGTGGAGTTCTTCACCACCATTGGGCTGAAAACGCATACCTATCAACTCGTCAAGACCCATACCGTCAAGATCAGCGGACGGTTTCGGAGTAGCGGGAATATCCGCCTGGGCAGCAATGCAGCGGATCGGGCGCGGCTGATCGGGACCGGGGTGATCCCGTTTATTCCGGGGTTGGCGAATTTTCTGAGTACGTTTCAGAATACTGGGCTTCGTTCTATTCCGACCGATCTCTTCAGATACAACACCCAGGTTTCGACGAATGGGTTTTTTCTGACGTTTCGCGGCTGCAGCAATCTCACTGGTTCCATTCCGACCGATCTCTTCAGATACAACACGCTGGTTTCGGTGAGTGGGTTTGCTTATACGTTCTACGGTTGCAGCAATCTCACCGGTTCCATTCCGACCGATCTCTTTCGCTACAACACCCAGGTTTCAACGGATGGGTTTAATCAGACGTTTCGCGATTGCACCAATCTCTTCGGTTCCATCCCCACTGATCTCTTCAGATACAACACCCAGGTTTCGACGAGTGGGTTTTTTCAGACGTTTCGCGGCTGCACCAATCTTACCGGTTCCATTCCGGCTGATTTGTTCAGATACAATACGCAGGTTTCGACGAGTGGGTTTTTTCAGACGTTCTACAGTTGCAGCAATCTCACTGGTTCCATTCCGGCTGATTTGTTCAGATACAATACGCAGGTTTCGACGAGTGGGTTTAATGCGACGTTCTACGGTTGCACCAATCTCTTCGGTTCCATCCCGACCGATCTCTTCAGATACAACACCCAGGTTTCAACGGATGGGTTTGGTTATACGTTCTTCAGTTGCACCAATCTCACCGGGATTCCCGCTGATCTCTTTCGCTACAACACGCTGGTTTCGACGAGTGGGTTTTTTCAGACGTTTCGCGGCTGCACCAATCTCACCGGGATTCCCGCTGATCTCTTTCGCTACAACACGCTGGTTTCGACGAGTGGGTTTGCTTATACGTTCTATAATTGCCCCGGCCTAACCGGTTCGATTCCCACGGATCTCTTTCGCTATAATACGCAATGCACATCTTTTAATTCGACCTTCTATTCTTGTCCTAAACTCCAGCAAAACGCCAACATCTTCTATGCGGATGGCGAGCAGAGTACCCGTTTTCTCAATCAGAGCGTGGACTTTACCAACTGTTTCCGCGTGACCTCGTACACCGGCAATCAAGGTGTGGCCCCGGATTTGTGGAATTGCGCGTTTGGCACCGGTACGCCGATTAAAACCGATTGCTGGCAGGGTCATTCTGTTTCAACTGTTTCCAACTTCGCGGACATTCCCGCTGACTGGACTTGATGATGAGCTATACCGTGCTTCGCTTGGAAGACGTGCCCGATCGGCGCGAGTGTTTTGTGCAGGTGCAATTTACCGATGCCGCCACCGGCGCGTCTATTCCCTACGCGCAATGGTTGACCGGCAGTGCGTATGACGCCTGGAAGGCTGATCCTGAATCCCTGGACGCCCTCATCGCCGACTGGGAAACTTTGGCGGTCAATCAGTATTACGATGCGTCCACCATCACCCCCCGGCAAGCCCGGTTGGCGCTGCTGAGTGCTGGCCTGCTGGATGCGGTGGAAGCGTATGTCGCCACGCAGCCGCGTGCCGTACAAGTGGAGTGGGAATTTGCTAATCAGATTCGCCGGGATTGGCCTCCGGTGGTCAATGCCGCGAGCGCGCTCGGTTTGACCAATGCACACGTGGACGCGCTGTTTGCCACAGCAGCACGGTTATGACCGGCACCCTCCCCAAGCGCATTGCCGCCACCAATCTGCAATGCGCCAAGTGCATCCAGTTTCGGGATGACGACCCGGATATTTACCAAGCTTGCGAGAAAGGCCCCGTCCTTCAGGGCGGGGATGGATAGCGCACCGGGCGAAGCACGGTCATTCTGGCGCGCGTTGTTGCTCAATGTACTGACGCAATACTTCAATGGGCGCACCTCCGCACGAAGCCGCAAAGTAGCTCGCTGACCACAATCCGCCACGCCAATAGCGGCGGGCAATATCCGGGCGGTCTTGGCGCAACCGCCGTGCGGAGACCCCTTTTAACGAATTGACCAAGGCCGATACGGAGACCTTTGGCGGGTAGTGAACCAGCAAATGAACATGGTCTGGTTCGCCATTAAATTCATCCAAGGTCGCCTCAAAATCGCTACAAACTTTCGCAAAGACCGTTCGCAATCGCCCTAGTGCATCGGCATCAAAGATTTTTCGCCGATACTTAGGGATAAAGACCAAATGCACATGAAGCTGATAAACAACGTGTCTACCGCGCCTAAGCTCGTCTTGCATCGCCTTAGACCAATTGATATAATAGCCGCATGATAAAGACTTTTCAGTACCGAATCAAGGATTCCACCTGCGCCGCCGAACTCACGGTCTTGGCGCGCGCGTGCAATCAGGTCTGGAATTTCTGTAATGAATCTCAGGAACACGCGCTGCGCTGGAATCAACGCTGGCCGACGTATCAAGACCTGTGCAAATTGACCACGGGTAGCAGCAAGGAACTGGGCCTGCATTCGCAGACCGTGCAGGCGGTGTGCGATGAATATGCCACACGTCGGAAGCAAGCCAAAAAGCGTAAGTTGCGCTGGCGCGGCAAGCGGTCTTTGGGCTGGATTCCGTTCAAGGCGTCCGGGGTCAAGGTGGTGGACGATACCGTGTGCTATGCAGGTCACACCTTCCGTTTTTGGAACAGCCGTGATCTCCCCGGCCCGATCAAGGTAGGAAATTTTGCCCAGGATGCGCGGGGTCGCTGGTATGTCAATTTCGTCTGCGAAGTCCCGGAAGCGGAAGCGACAACCGGAACCCAACACGTCGGTATCGACTTGGGCTTGAAAACGCTGGCGACGTGTTCGGATGGTCGCAAGATTGAAGCGCCTCGCTGGTATCGGAGTCAGCAACGGCGGATTGCGGAACATCAGCGCAAGCGTCGTTCCCGGCAAGCGCGTAACCTTCAAGCCAAGATTGCCAACCGGCGCAAGGATTTTCTGCACAAGGAATCCGATAGACTCACGAAAGAGTGTGAGTTGATTGTGGTCGGGGATGTCTGTAGTTCTAAGTTGACTAAAACGAACATGGCCAAATCGGTGAATGATGCCGGATGGTCGATGTTTCGCCACCTTCTTGAATATAAAGCGATTGCGCGGAAGGTGGTGTACTGTGAGGTCTCTGAACACCTCACAACTCAAGCCTGTTCCTGTTGCGGTTCGATAGGCGGCCCAAAAGGTCGAAAGGGTCTTGGGGTCAGAGAATGGGTGTGCAGCGAATGCCATACGGTTCATGACCGTGATGTCAACGCTGCACTGAATATTCTCCGTATGGGGCATCATACGCTAGCTCTGAAGTGAGTTAGGAATCCCCGGTCTTTAGGCCGGGGAGGATGTCAACGATTATTAGGCGCCTCCGTTATTTCTATTTGCGCTGGAGAGTACGGCAACACGCCGTGCAATGGGCCGCTATCGGCATCGGGCTGGGAATCCCCAACAAACACGATCTTGATTATTTGGACGCTATTTGGCGGGGCGAGGAATGAACTACCGTCCTGAAGATGTTCTCGCCATGGCGCGCACCCTTTGGGGTGAGTGTCGGGGCGAACCGCGTGAAGGCCAGATTGCGGTGGCCTGGACGATTCGCAACCGCGCGGAGAATCCCGGCTGGTGGAGTCGGCAACGCGGCGATGGCATTCCCGACGATACGATTGAAGCCGTATGTCTTGATCCACATCAATTCTCGTGCTGGTGGGACGGTCAGGCCAAACAAGTACGCAGCAGTACCCTCGCGCAACTGGGGACGCTGTACGAGTTGGCCGAGGCGGTGCTGAACGATCAGATTCCTGATCCGACGGGCGGGGCTGATCACTACCACACCATTTTGCGCCCGGAAGGGGTCAAGGCCTGGCCGCCGTTGTGGGCACAGAAGAAAGTCGGCAAGCGAATCGGTCGTCATTTGTTCTATCGGTTGGGGCTGAGGTAGCCATGCGCCGCTGGGGACCGGTACTCGTCCTGATCGGCAGTCTGGCCGGTTGCGCGCACGCGGATTACGGGCAACTGGCTGATTCCGCCACGACCGCCGTAGCCCTGTCACGCGCTGGTT